GTCACCTATCCGGCGCATTCGGCGCATTCGCATCAGGTCATCGCGCAGGTCGGCCACGTCCTGCCGGTCGTTGACATCTATGCCGAAGATCATCTTGAAGCTCTCCCGGATAGCCTGTGTTGCGGCTTCGTAGGCGATGCGTTCGTATTCCTGTTGTTGATCTTCGGCCTTCATGTCGTCCCCATATGTCAAAGAGTGCCGTAAGCGGTCAGCGCCCACGCCGACCCATCGAACTCAACGTCCGCGAAGCTGCCGGCTGTGCCCATCGCCTTTAGCGGTCCTGTGCCGACGTTAAGGTTGAAGGCCCCGGTGGCCGATGCCTTGCGCAGAATTCTGAACTTGTCGCCGTTCTTGGCGCCGAACGTGTTCAGCGTTACCGCTCTGTCCGCTGTCAACGCCGTAGCCCATACTTGCGTTGTCGCCGAAACGCCGACGCTGAGCGTGGCAGCCGCGTCCCCGTTGTCGGTCGATACGGCCGAGGTTCTGAGCGGCACCACCACGTTCGTGCCGTCGCAATACAGCATTTCGCGGGCGCCCCTCGGGACCACGATGCCGCTGCCTGCGCTGGTCTTTACCGTGATCGTGTAATCGCCCGTGGTGGAATTCTTAACCACCAGCAGCTTAGACGTAGTGGTTACGATGACGCTGATATTGGCGGTGATTGCGCCAGTGAGGTCTATCACCGGATAGCTGTTTTCGGCGGCCGTCAGGGTGACATTCGATCCGCCGGCAACGCTCTTCGTCAGCATCGATGCGCGGGTATCAAGAACCCATGCGCCGCCGTCGTAAACGACACACTGATCCTCATCATTGACCCAAACGCGCGCGCCCTCTGTCGCCGTCCAGAATTTCCACGTCCCGCCGTAGTAATGGGCGATCTTGCCGTCGTCCCCGGCCCAATCCGTGCCGGTAGCGCCGGTTGGCAATATATAGGTGTCTCCGGCAGCAGGGCTGCCGGGCTGCGCCGTGGTGGTGCGGGACTTCACGCGCACCATGCGGCCTTCGATTTGCCGCAGCGCCTCGTTATGCGTTGCGTATTTCGCCGCTTGACTGTCGGTCAGTTCGGTGACGCCCAGTATTTCGGTTGCCATTGGTGGACCTTAAAGTGTTGCCGTGCCGGCGTATCCACGGCCGACGGTTGCGCTCATTTGATACACGCGCACCGAAATCGTCGTCTGCACGGCGCCGAAATCGGTTGTCTGCTGCGCGGCCGTGTAGGTGACGCTTTGCGTTGTTGCGGTCAACGTGCGTTTGACGGTCGATCCGCTCATGATGTCGATCTCGTAGGACTCAGTCGATTCGCCTAGCGGCGTCTCGACGTAGTCGCGCCATTCCCAATCCAGTCGGCCCCGACGGACCCATGAGACCGTCCAGTCGTTCGTCGCCGGGGCGTGCCGCAGGCCGCTGATATGCACAGGGGAAAGCGGCTTCTTGCCGACGGACTGGTGCGTGTACGTGATTTCCGCCGCGTCCGTCAGGTGCGTGCCGAAAGACGGCAGCTTGTAATAGCGGGCTGAGTTGATTTCGGTCGCAGCCGTGTCGGGCCGGATCAGGTCGCCACTTTCCAACAGCACGAACTGATCTCCTATCGCGTGCGTGTCGACCGCCCATTCGGTGCCGCGCCGGCCGCGAAGGAATCGCGACAGAAGGTAGGTGCCGTCGCCTTGAAGCGTGGCGTTCTGGAACCCGACGATTTCCCACCCGCCGGACATCGAGCCAATGGCCGCCGCGTTGGCGCCGTTGCACATTTGCGCCTCGGTGACGCTGGAAAGCGTACCGGAAATCAGTCGGACATTGATAGTGGACCCGTCGTCGAAAATCGTGGTTGGGCCGCTTGGCATCAGATTGACGCAGGAACCGATGACGGAAGGCTCAGTCACTGCATCGATGCGCGACCAATCTGCGCGGTCGGCGGACTTGTACACAGCCGCGCCCGTCCACCCGGCCCCCGTGCCCGCGGCGCCGAGATAAAAGTCTGCGTCGTCGTCTGCGTCGCGCAGGATCGGGATGTCGAGGAAGGCGGGGATCGTTGTGCCGGGCGTCGAAATCGTCTGCTTCGCGCTTGTGGTGGCCGCCGCCACGGCCGCGCTGACATAGACCGATGCATCATCCGCCACGGCCTCGCACGCCAGAACGTCGGCCAGCGTCACTTGCGTCAGCCGCAGGCGCCTATCCGCACCCCCGATAGGCGCGGTCACAATGTCACCGGCGTCGAGCTTGAGATGCTTCGGCCGCAGCGCGAACTGGTACTTCGTGCGCTCGGTCCAGGCCAGGTATTGCAGCACCTCGGCGGACTGCTTGGCCTCGCTGCCAGTCAGGACTATTGGCAGTTCGATGGTTGCGGTTTGCTGGCTGTCCGGCGCCAAGCGGCGGGCGCGCTGCGCTCCTGCCTGGTAATCGCGGTCAACATCCATGTAGCGGACGGACAACTCGATAGGCAGTTCGTTGTCTTGTTGAAGCGTAGTGACATGCGGGCCGTCCTGGTCGCCTGAAAGCGCGAAGTCGTCGGCCGTCAACGTCGCCACCGACGACGTGCCTCTGCGCACGAACTTGAGCACCCCGTCCGACTCTGTGGCATCAAAGCGGTATGCCTGCGACAGCGGCTCAAGTGCCGCGCGCGCGGTCATCTGGTCAGATCGCAGGTAGCCTTTCACGTTGACACTTGCGAGGTCTGCTACGTTGATGTCGCCAGACTCCAGCCCGGCGCGACCGCAAACATCCGAAACGATAGTCGACAGCGGCACGGTGGCGGCGCCAACAGCGTTAATCGACCAGTAACGAATATCGCCCATCGACGGGGTAGGGTCAGACCCAACAGTAGATACCGCCCATTCGGACTTCGAAACAACAAGCACGCCATCATGAACGCCGAAGTTGTAAGAGTCAGCCGCGTCAGTCGATGTTGACGGCACGGCGCCAATCGCATGTCCCGCCCCATCTTCAACCACGTAAAGGTTTTCAACGGCACTAGAGTCTGTGTAGTAAATATAAACAACGCCGGGCGCAGAGCTGTAAAGGCGCGCCGACGGCTGTAGCCCTGCGGAAGTAGTCGGGCTTATCGCGATACTGGTTGTGCTGGACGCCGTCCACGTGTCTTTGTCGATGGCGGTAAGCGTGTACGGACTGGCCGACCCGGAAAGCACATAAGCCTCGTCGACCCCTACCCATACGGCGCGAATCGTCCCCGCCACCAGCGCGGAGACGTTGGCATAGACGGGTACTTCAACGTAGTCGGCCCCGGCCAGGACGGCGCCGGGTGGAGTTGCCCTGTAAACATTACCCGTTGAGTGGATGTATACCCAAACCTCGCCATCGACGCTCCACACGCCGGAGGAGTTTGTCGAGTCATTAAGTACGCTGAACGCATTGTCGGCGGCCGGCCTTAGACGACCGACAAGTTGCGCGGGCGATGAAGTCGAAGATGACTCATACACAAAAAGAGTCGAAATAAAGTCGTAAAACCCCGTGCCTGGGTTCAGCCTTGCGGAATCTCCATAACAAAAGTAGCCGGGCGCGTCACAGTACGCCGACATAAGAATCGGGACGCCCCCACCAGCCGTATTCCTGGGGGAATGATGCCTTGCCCCCGAGCCATAAACATGCAGCGGGTCGGCGGAAACCGCCGCGGTGGTTGAGAAATGATGGCCCCAAACCGTGACCAGCATGGTGTCGTCGGGGCGCACGTAATGCGAAAAAACCTCTAGCCGTGCATCTCCCTGATAAAGTGGGGACGGCATGGGCAGCACCTCAAAAGGCCCCTGCTTGCCAAGGTAGGCGACGCCAGACGCCCCGCTCACCACCTCAGCAGCGATGTTCGGGATGCGGTTCCCGAAATCTTCCAGCGCCAGATTGTCGAATATCAGGTAGGCCGTGCCGCGAAAGGCGGGCGCGCTGCCCGCGACAAGGTCGGCCTCTAGCAGCGGGTCCGGCAGTTGCGTCTCGCTGCCGAGATAAATGCGCATCGTGCCGCCACCCTTGACGGTCTTTTCGAGCGATGCTTGCAGCGCCGACACGCGATCCGCCAGATACCCGCCGCCCGCGACGATAGCTTCCTCAGCGGCCGTCGGCTCGGATACGTCATAGATCAGCTTGCCGTCGGCCCAAATCTTGCGGACGGCATCAATCGGGCCTTCGCATAACGCAATGGCGAAGTCTGCCGTGTAGGTATAGCTAACGCTTGTTGCGCCGCCCCCTCCGCCCTTGCCGCCGGACTTTTCCTTGTGCCGGTGCTCGGAAAGCGGCTTGCCCCAAATGACGTTTCCGGCGATGCGCACGGACCCGTAGGTCTGCGCAATCGGCGCGCCTTCCGCGCTTGACTGGATTTGCAGGTCTTGCAGCCGCGGGCCTTCGACCTTCTGACCTTTTGCCGGGAACAGCAGTGAGCCAGCAATGGACCCGACCGCATATCCAATCTGAGCGCCTATGGCGCCGCCGAATACTCCGCCAACAGCTGAGCCTGCGACGGCCAGTGCAAGACTAGCCATCCGTCACCCCCGGAAACTGCCACGCCGCCGCAATGCGCTGGCGCCAGTCATCGGTCAGGATCGTCTCGCACACCTTGGCCGGGGTCCAGATGCGCTGCCAGGCGTGCAGGATGCCGTAGTCCGTCACCAACCCCAGGTGCTGCGGTTCACGTAGCAGGCGCAGCGCGATCACGTCGCCGGGTTGAAAGTCGCTTGATCTGATGCGCACCAAGGCTTCGTCGCAGACTTCGATGAGCCGCAGACCTTCAGGCAGCCTGCCGTAACCAGCCACGTCGTAGTCAATGCCCATGAAGCGCAGCAGGTGGACGACGACTCCGCCACAATCCAGCCCCACGCCCGGCGTGCGGCCCTGGTGCTGAAACGGCGTGCCGACCAACGTGCGGGCTTCGGCCACGATGTCGCTACGTCGCATCGGGGTAACTGCCTGTCAGGTAATCGGTGCCGGGGATGGTGTCGAAGCCGCGGTAGTTGTAGGCGTTGTCGTAAACCGTCACGCAATCTTCCGCGCGGCGCTTATGGCAGCCGGCGGTGACGGTGAAGGTGTCGCCGACCTGAACCGTGTTCGGCGGCAGTTCCCAAAGCGCAAGATTGCCGCTGGCGTCGGCGGTCTTGATTTCCTGCGCCCGGCCGGCGTTGTTGCCGGTCACCCACGTCAGCAATCCGCCGGCCCATACCTGCTGCGTCAGCGTCGTGTCGCGCACCGTGTGTGGGTCGACGATGACCTCGACCAGCCCCGTCCGCTTGTGCGCCTGTATGGCTACCCACGTAACGCCGCCGTCCGTCGTGGTGCCGCCAAGCGTGGTATTCCATGTCGGCTGCGTGCCGCCGCTTGTGCCGGCGACCGAGCAGCGGAAATAGCGGCCGTTGGCGGTGGTCGGCTTGACCACGCTGCCGGTCTTGGCGTCCCCGGTTTGCCGCACGGTGTACGCGGTGCTGGCCTGCCACGTCGGCGGGTCAATCCGCACGCCGCAGCGGGTGTCCCCCAGGTCGGCGCCGCAGTCGCGGCCGTACACGCGGCCTATCGTCTGCTGCAACCTGTCCGTCAGCCCGCGCAGCTCGGCAACATAGGTACCGTTTCTGACGGTGATCTGGCCGATCCAGCCACGGCGCAAGGTTACGGTGCCGGATGCTATGGACGCATAGTTGCAGGCCATCACCAACACTTCGGCGCCGTAATACAGGCCGGCGCGCAGGTCTTGTTCGGTGACGGCCGCCGACGAGATGATGCCTTCGAGGTCCAGATTGTCCACCGCTAGATCGGCCGACGACTGGATCGCTGTGCGCGTGTAGCCAGTGGCGGCCGTATAGGTAACGCCGCCGACAACCAGGTCGACATCGTGGTCCGTGAACCCCATCACCGTGCCGTCGCGGCGCGTGACTTTCCACAGCGTCGCCAGCGTGGTTACGCCGGTATCAAGGTGCGTTTGTAGGCCGGCCGGTACGGTTTTCATTCACGCACCTCGATCAGCGGCGCGTCCGTGGCGCCCATGAGGAAGTGGTCGAGCGTCACGTCGAGCGCGTCGATGTCGAAGCGCACCGGAACGTCGAACTCGTACCCAGCGGTTACGGCTTGTCCTAGCGTCGGGATGTTGCCGGCCGTGAACGTGACGACGCCTGTCAAATAATTGACGGTGAAATGCGTCGTGATGGTTTTCTCGACTCCCGCCACGGCGACGCGAACGGTGCCGGATACGGGCTTTGTGATGGTGCGGGTGTAGGTCTGCCCGCCGTAGCTGTATGTTTTGGTTATCTGGAATGTGGCGTCCGAACCATCGCCGGTGCCGATGGCCTGATCGGTCGGCGCCGGGTCAATCTCTTTCGCACAGGATTTGAAGTCAGCCCAATCCTTGAAGCGGAATGAATGTCCGCGCCCGCGGGCCGCGTGGAATAGCGCGAGCAAAGCCTCAAGTTGAACTTGCGTGCGGGTTCCGTAGGCGGCGTTGTAACGGTGACGGACCAGCGACCAATTGATCTGGCGCGCCTCGTATCCTGACCACGTTTGCGTGACCGTGGTGCTGTATTCGGGTCCGCCACGCGAGCCGTAGGCGATGTCTGTCGGGAACCTGACGTCAAGGAATGCCATATCAGGTGTTTCGATTCATGGCGCGCTGCACGGCGAGTCCGGCTTGTGCAGCTACTTGGGCAGAAGATTGACGAAGGTCAGAGCTATCGCGCACGCCATAAACGTTCATGTTGACCACTACACCGCCACCGCCGAACTGCCCGTTAGGAATGATGCGCCCGGCGCCGCTAGGTACCATAAGCTCCGGGCCTTTCTCGCCGACAAGGTAGGCTCGACCGGGCGACACGGGGCCGCCCGCCGCTCGCGCGCCGCCGAAAATCTTGCCAAGCCCGCCGAATATACTGCCGGCCCATCCGCCAACCTTTCCGGTTGTGTCGAAGTCGCCAAAAATCTTCTTGGCTAACTGAGCCGCCAAGGCGTCAGCGACCATGCGATCTAGCGTAGACTTGAATTGCGTACCGATATCATCGAACCGGCCTTGCATGATGTTGAATAGTTGGTCGCCTAGAGAATTCTGAATGGCGCGGGCCGCCTCAAGCGCGAACTCGCCCACCGCATCCGAGCTTCTCTTAACCAGACCTTCAAGTTCTTCGGCCTCTTTTTTGTATAGGCCTGCAATGATTTCGACGTACTTCGCCTGGTCTATCAGACCGGATTCGAGCGCCATCTCGACCATCATCGCGCGGCGCTCGTATGTCGCCCTAAGCGCCTCTTCTTCGGACCATAGCGATTCGACGATATCGTTTACCGACTGGCGCAGGTCTTTGAGCGAATCGTTATAGGCGTCAACAGACCGCTTGTTCGCCTCATAGGCTTCGTTATCGCGCAGCAGAGCGACGGCGCGCTCAACGTCCGCCGGCGGCGTATTCAGCTTGGCCAGGTTGTTCCGCAGGATTTCCTCGGTCGATTTCCCGAGGGCGAAGTTCTCCTCTTCGAGCGCCTCGATAGTGGACCTGATAGCATCTAGACGCCGCTCTTCGGCCTGACGTGCGGCATTGGCGGCTGCATTAGATGCAGCTGTTGCGGCCTTGAGTTTTGATTCCGCAGGCGCCGTGTCTATCCTTGGCGACACTGGCGTCCGTGCGGGTGCCGCTCCGATCTTGACTTGCAACCCGTCAGGGCCAACAAGTCCGCCCTTGGGGATGTTTAGAGACTTGCGCATCTTGTCGAGCTGGTCCTGCTCGGCAAGCTCTGCCGCCTGCTTAAGCCGAGGATCAGCGAGCGCCATGCCGATCTGCTCGCGGTACAGCTCCATAGCGGCCACAGTGCCTAGTAATGCACCGCCAATAGGTCCGCCTCTGGACGCCCCGAAAGCGGCCGCCTTGAAGATGACGAACGCTTTTGCGGCGTTCGTTATTCCGCTCGCTATCCTGTCAAGGTTTTCTGCCGCGTCCGGCCCGTTTTCGACTACCCAGGAAAGACCGTCAATGATGGCCGTCGTGAACTTGTCGATAGAAGCCTTGACCTGCGGGTCAGATAGAGAGTCGTTGAACTTGTTTATGGCCTCGGTCAGCCTCGGCAGGCTTGCGCTATCGTTTTCTATCAGGTCGCCGACCTTGTTGCGCAAGGATTCAAGTGCGCCCCCCAAGGTATCACGCGCCGCCGCCGCAGCGCCGCCGAACTCTACCGCAAGCTCTGACAGGATCATTTTCTGTGCGCCGGCCATATCGCCGACCGCCGCCATCTGCTTAATCTGCTCTTTCTGCTGCTCTGTAAACGACACACCTACCCTCGTCAGGGCGGAAAGGCCTTTAATGGGGTCGTTTAGCGCCTTGCCGATGGTCAGGGTGGAGGACTTAAGGTCCTGGTCCATCGCTATGGACATGTCCAGGATAGCTTGCGTCGCCGCGTTGAACGTGTCACCCGTCACCCGCGTGAACGTCAACAGCAGCGCCTGCGAGTTCTGAATCGCCTCGTCGTCAAACGTGGTCGCCGCCTGGAACGCTTTCGCCGAATCCTGTAGCTGCGCCACGGTAAGGCCGGCAGCGCCGCCTGTGGATTTGACGCGCGCCTCTAGCTGGCGCATGGCCTTTTCAGACTCAACCGACGCGCTGACGATGCCGCGGATGGCGTTCTGTATGCCAATGCCGGCGACAAGACCTCCAAACACAGCCTTGGCCTTGTTGACGGACGAAGCCATACGCTTTGAGCCGCTTTCAACGATCCCGACGGCGCGGTTAACGTCGCGCGACAGCTTGGCCGTGCTGGCTTCGATGTCGATCAGTAGCGATGCGAGCCTACGTGCCACCGGTTAGCCTCTTGATTGTTTCAAGGTCATGAGCTTCGCCAACTTGTGCATCCTCGCGTCGTTGCATGGGCATGAAGTCGGCCGGAGAAAATGGAGGCGTGCTCTCGCGCCGGTTGACGTTGGCAATGACCGACGCCACTATGCCGCTATTGATGTCTGCCCGAAATTCGCCCCACGGGTCTGCCGAATAGGCGGCCTCCCATATCGCCACTTCCTGCGCCGGCATTTGCAGGACTTGACCTAGCGTTAGCCCAAGGGTGCGCGCCAGTAACAAGGCGAACGTCAGGTCTCGGCTTTTTTTTCGGCGTCGTCCCTGTCCAGTCCGGCCAACTTGGTAGCCGCATCGAGGAGCTTGATGAAGGCGTCCTGGTTGATGCCGCCGAGCGCGTCCCACTGCTCGGCTGGCAACTTCGGCGCCTGCACAACGGCCGCTAACAGCAACGCCGGAAATAGCTCTTGCTTGCCCTCGGCGGCTTTTTGCAGCGTCAACCGCTGCGAGAATGTCAGGCCGGACAGCCTGACATCGCCCACGCCGTCAACCTGCAAGTCCTCGACTGGTAAATCGAACATGGATTAGCTCGCGTAGTACGTCGGCGATCCGAACGCAGTAAACACCACGCTGGTCTTGACCAATTCGCCGGCGCTGCCGGTAGGCGTCAGCGAGGCGCCCACATAGCCATTGAGCACCATGATCGCGCCAGTGCTCCAGGTGATCTTCATGGCACGCTTTGCTTTCAGGTCGGATGCCGCTTTCAGCGCCGCCAGCGCCGCATCGGCAGGATCAAAGATCATGTCGAAGGTGAAGGTAAGAGCCGACGAGAACGACGGGATTTGCTTGCGTGCGGCGTCATGAATGGTAGTCACGTCGGCAAACTCGAAGTCGCCGCCGCTGCCAGAAATGCCCACGGCAGTCGTGACCGACGTGCCGAACGTAATGACCTGGCCGGTGCCGCTGGAAAACGTATCGAAGTTGGTCGTATCCAGCCCCGAAAGCTCTGCCGTATTGGCGGTGACGTTGGCGGCCCGCACAATCCTCTCGTCGAGCTGATACATGCCATCGACGTTGTAATAGACGTAATCGCCATTGGCCCAACCGTGAGAGGTTGACGTGACGACCCCAGGATTGGCCTTTGTGATCCCGGTGATCGTGTCTGCGGCGGCAATCGCCGATTGAATTGAAACCTGCACATTTGTCCAAAGAATAGCAGTCGCCATTGTCAGTCCCTCACGAGGTGGGTTGTCGTCGAAATAAAAACACCGGCGTCCGAATCGTAGGTCGAAGTCCGGTCGTCGTGCATGTGCGTGGCAAGCGCCGTGTCAACCGCATCGGATATGGCATCCGCTGTCGCCATCGTTGCCGCGACGGCGCGCACGGCAATAGTTGCAATAGTAAGGGCCGTCGCCCCATGGATCGTCTGGATAACCTGCGTCGCCTCGCGGTGATAGACGATGCAAGGGACTATGCTGTCCTGAGGTCGAACTGACGGGAAGATACGATTCGAAACGATCGCGGCGACGCCGGCGTTGCCGGACAGCGTCGCAAAAATAGTCTCCTCAGCGGCCACGCTCTATGCGCTCCCTTGCTGACTTGGTAAACGCTTCGACAATGTCAGATGAGTTGTTTTCAATCGCACTCCTGAGAAAGTGCTTGCCTGGAATTTTTTTCCCTGTGCCGCCTTTTCTGCGTCCTACGGCGGTAAACCCAAGCTCCTGGAACTTGTAATAGAACGGGTCTTCGCCGCGCCTTTCACGGGCCGATAGCTTGCGCGACTTGACGCCGCGCCGCGTCTTGAACTGGACGCGTCCGGAACCATCTGCTTCTGGCACTTTCCCGGCCTCTACGCCAACGTAGGCGGATATTGAGTTGCCACGAATCCGGCCAAGCTTCGCCTGAATGTTTCGCTTGAGCACGCCAGTCCTTACCGGCGCGGCCACGCGGGCCTTGTCCCTTACCAACCTTGACGCGGCATTCAGGCCGGCCCGAATGCCGCGTCGTTGAGACGTGCCAGGCAGGTCTTTTAATGCTTTCTTGAGTTCTGGCAGTCCGCGAACCTCAACCATTCAGCGCCTCTGACACCATAATCTCAAGCGCCTGACGGCGGCCGGCTCTGTCAATGGCGTGCCGTATGTCATAGGTTTTGCCGCCAACTACGGCGCGCATTTTCGGCGTTATGCCGTCGGTGTAGCGGATGGTTATCACGCCGGTTACTGGCTCCTCCATCTGCGCCGCGGCGAACAGACGATTCCCGGATAGCTTCTCTACCCGGCCCCATACGGTGGTGTACTCGACCCACGTTTCGACCATTTCGCCGATGGCGTTTTGAGCTTCGCTTGCCGCTTGAATCGTAACGCGGTGCCGCAGCGTGCCGATCTGGAGTGCCATGATGGTCTCCTAGTAGTGCCAAAGTTTTTCGGTGCCGAGCAGCTCGCGCACACCGAAGGGGACGGACGCAAGCGTTCCTGTGACGCTCTCTTGCCGCTGCTCGAACATCTCGCCGACCAGCATCAGGATGGCGCATCGAACATGCTCGGGAACCCCGACGTAGCCGGCGACGAAGCGGACCGTAACGGCATTGATGACGGACTGCGTTGAAGGCCACGTCTGCCCGTAGGCAAGGGCGATGCGGCCCGGCTCACTGGCCGTATCCACCCGATAAACGGCGCTGCTCAATACCTGCGTGACGCCAGCCGTGTCAACGTATGAGATGGACGTGACCGACTTTAGCGCCGGACGCGGCACGCAAAGCACCGGCCCGTCGAAACAGTCAAAGGACCAATCCCACGTGGTCGTGACGAACGTGCGCCCCGTGTAGTCCTCGCACCAGCGCCGGGCGGCCGAGATCAGCATCGAAACCGTTGCATCATCGTCGCTGCCGTCTATCCGCAGTTGGTCTTTAGCCTCTTGCAGCGTCACCGGCTCAACCGTTGGCGCCGTCACAAGCGCAAGGCTCATGCCGTGGCCTCCACGCGACGCGCATAGAACTCGCCGTTCTCGGCGGCCGTCAGGGTGCCTGACCCGGCGAAACGGTAGGTGTATCGTCCCGGCGCGGCGATGGTCCAATCGACGTAATAGGCGCCTGTGCCGGACTTGACCAGCTGAGCGTCCGTGCCGTAGGTATACGACGTCACCGTGCCGCTTGGCGCGCGGATGGCGAACGTCACCGTGCCCGGATCGCCGGCCGTGCCGGCGCTGTCTGCAAACGCCACGCTTAGCCGGCGCTGGTCCCCAACGTCATATGCTGGTGTCGTCACTGTGCTGTGGCCCCCGTGTTCGTCAGGCTGGCGCGCGCGGATGTGCTGGATAGCGCGGCGGCGGCGCCAAACGAAGATAGCGATGCGCTGAATGGCGGCGCCAGCAGCGATCCGCCGACGAGCGTTGCTGGGTAAAAAATATCGGGGTCGATGTAGATCGACGGAATCAGCGACACAGCGCCTGGCGCTACGGACGGCGAATAGAACGCATCGGCGTCAACGTACATCCCTGGCGAAACGATCCAAACGCCCGGCGCGACAGTTGGCGCGTGGAAAGTATCCGCATCGACGTATAGAGCGGGTGTTAAAGTATACGTCGAGGAGACAGTAGGGGAATAGAATGTATCACTATCTACGTATAGTCCAGGAACGAGTGTCTGAGAACCACCGAGCGACACAACGTGAGTGTAGAATGTGTCGCCATCGTCGTAGAGTCCGGGAGTCAGTGTATACGTTGCACTAACTGCCGGAGAGTAGAACGTATCGGGGTCAGTGTACAGCCCCGGAGTTATCGAATAACTAGTCGAAACAGTAGGAGAGTAAAAGGTATCGGAGTCTGTGTACAGTCCGGGGGATAGGGTGTACGTACCGGAAACTGTTGGTGCGTAGAAAGTGTTACTATTAGTAAACAGCCCCGGAGTTAGTGTCTGCCCTCCCCCAGCCGCAGGGGCAGTCAGGATACCTAGCGGATTGGGCCGCCCAGGCAGCCTGAACCGATGGCGGAAAACACCGGCCATCTACTTAGCCGATTTCTTCCCAGACCAGGTAGCCGGCCATCGTGATCGAGTCGGCCGGCGTGGTAGCCAATTCCACCGTACCCCTTCGGCTTGGCGCCAGCACCGGCCGTGTTTCCGGCGTCCAGATCATCTGGAACGGCACGCGCACGTTCCAGTTCCAGGCGTGGTGCGTGACGATAGTTCCCCCCGTGGCCTTGGTCGTGTTGTTCGCCGCCACGGTCGCGCCTGACGCGGCATCACCGAATAGCTGGGCGACTTTGCTGGGCGCACTGCCCCCGCTGCCGGTGGTGGTTGATCCGCTTTTGAGCAGGATCAGCAGCATTTCTTCGGCGGCGTCCGCTACCTCTGTGAGCTGGCTCAGGCACAGCTCGTGAATCACGACGATCTCAGCCGATCCGGCCACGATCTCGAAAAAATCCTGCTGCGCGGTAACGGCCACGCCGTTGAACTGCGCGGTGTAAATGCGTGACATAACCTACCTCACCAGCATGTGAATGAATCCGCGCATAGGCGGCTGGAATGGAAAACCCTTGCCACCCCCCGCCGCAACCTCAACCCACACCCTCCGCCGCGGCTTGACCAGCATCGCAAACGGCGTTTCCTCCAGTTGCAGAAAAGCATCCGCTGTTAGCTCTGTACCCCAGAAGGCCCATGACGCGGATTCTTGGGCGCCGCCGACTGCGTACGGCGCCATATAGTTGACCGTGCCATTGTGCGCCCCGCCAACATAGGCGCCACCGCTACCGGCCGGCGTTACAGATAGTGCTTTGCCGTTTTTGTAGAGTGAGAAATTCGTAGCGCCACGACACACACCACCTAGAGAGGCAGATTCTCCGACAACCAGTGTGTTTGTGGGGGATCTGCCGACACGAAGATGAGCAGAGTCATTGCCGGTATTAGCCCCAAAACCAAACTCAAGCTGTGTCGTAAAAGATTTTAGCCAGTGCCCTTTGTACTTAGTACCATCGAGCGCCATAGCCGATGTGAAAAACATCGTCTCGGCCGTGGCTGTTTTGGTCGTGCGGACGAGCACTGAAGCCACAAGGCTTCCCGCCGCAACATTACGGCCGAGATTGATGTAGGTTGAATTACTGGTAAACCTCAGCGCCCCGCCGTGAGCGGTTGGCATAGGCGCCGCAAGCCCTACCGGGAAGGGCTGCTCACGCTGAATCGCCGAGTAGGGGCGCCCGGCCGCGATGTAGCCCAGCTCCAGCAAGCCCTGCGACAGCGGGTGATCCCAGTCAACCGCCAGCGGCTGAGTCGGGTTCCGCTTCCATCGATCGGGCTTGAGCAGGATCGCCATCGGTCAGACCGTCTTGCCTTGATCCCCGATGGCCTTCAACGTCCAGTTGGCCGATATCGTTTGCCCGGATCGGTTCTTGATGTACGCGGTGTACAGGCGCGGGCTGGCGTCGAAGGCGGCCGTTACAAACCGCATGTCGGTGTTGGCGGTCGGCGCCTTTGAGGCGATGAACGATCCCGCAAGACAGGCAATCGGGAAGTTGGACGCGCCGGTGGTCGTATCCACGTCTGGCGTGTTCGTGCCGTCCATCTTCGGCACCAGATACAGGTCAGCGACAATCGTCCCGTTGGCGATGCCGGTGATCGTCGCCCACTGGCAGGTCAGCTCCATCTGAACCTGAAAGTCGCCCTCGTACCCGCCGCTGGTCCGAAGATCAATATCCCCGGCCGACCCGCCGCTGCTGTTTGTCAAGCTAGCGCCGGTCGAGGTTAGTGTCTGGATAGCGCGCTCTTTGGCGCGAATGTCAGCCATTACACACCCGCCAACGCAGAGACTTCATCAATCGTCACGATTGATGTGAAGTCACGCTTGATCGCCGTCACACCCCCAACAGCCGCAGGGGTAGTGAAGGGGAACTTCGTCTGCGCCCATGTGGCCTTCTCCGTGCAGGCCGCCATCATCTTCGGCAACTGCTGCGCATCGCTGTACGTACCGCCGGTGGCGAACATGTCGCCGAGACCATTGCGGATTGCCGCCTTGGTCGCGTCCACAGGGCCGTACTCCAACATCAACCTGAAGGCGTCCCGCTTACCGGCGACAAGGCTGTCATACGTCGCAAACCGCAAGGCGGCTACCATATCCGCCGCCGGCACGGAATGGCGCCAGGCGTCGGTCTCGGTCAGCGCGTTGACGTAAGCAGTCAGCGTCGGCATGTCGCCGGCCACGAACAGCGCATTGGCGGCGGGGTCGGCCACCACGGCGGCCTTGAGGGTAATCAGTTCGTCGTGCGTCATGTCAATCTCCGGTTAATTCAGCGTCCCCACCCAAACCTGCTTGTTCGCCTCGGCCTCGCCATTGATGCCGCCGCCCATCAGAATCACCCGGCCGCTGCTGTGCATGAAGCCGCTGTTGCCCCAGCCTTCGCCCTGGTCGATCTTGGTCCAAGTGGCGGTCGCGGGATCGAACAACGCCGCGTGGCGCAGCGACGGGTACGGCGCGGACACAGGCCGGATCACCAGCAGCTTGTCGCCGGCCGGGAACACCATCTGCATCTCCCAGCCCTCGGCCGGCACCGGCCACGGCGCCACGCTGTAACTGGTCAGCTTGTGCGTGTCGAGGTTGTAGCTCTCCAGCACCTGCGCCCGGTTGCACCACCACACGTTGCGCCCCAGCCGCGCCGTGCGGGCATTGAACCGCATCGGACCTTTCGGCAGCGGGTAGACGGCCCACTTGCCGGTTTCAAGGTTCAGGTGCCGGGCCGATTCGTCGATGATCTGGATGATCTCGTCCTTGTCCGGATCGATCACGGCGTTGGTGATGTAGCCGAACCGCGTCTGGTCAACGTGCGCCGGCACTGCCCACAGGTTCGTGGCCGGGTTGAAGGTGATGACCTTGGCCTTGACCGCCTTCTTGGCGTCAAAGCACGGGTCGGCCATGCCGTAATACTCGGTGCCGGCCAGCTTCCAGATCAGCCCGCGCTTGGCATCCCACGCCGCGCCGGCCTCGTCCGTGTGCCAGTGGACGGGGTGCTCGACGGTGCCGCAGTACGGCGCGTCCAGCCGCCAACTGTCGGTCGGGCTGTCGGGGTGGAAGCTGTACACCTCCTGCCGGCCGCTGTTCTCGGCGGCGACCGAGCCGCTGCCCCAATCGCCGCCCATCATGTACACACGCCCGTCCGGGCCTTCCGCGAAGGCCATGTGCTTGGTGGCGTTGCTCGGGCGGTTCATCAGCCCCCATAGCTGGCCCTTGGTCCAGACGATTTTTGCTGCGACGGGGGCCGGCTCAGGCGCAGGCGCAGGCGTCGGCGCGGGCTCAGGTTGCGGCTGTGGCGCGGGGGCCGGTTCTGGCGCAGGGGCTGGCTGCGGCTCTGGCGATGGCGCCGGTTCTGGCGCGGGCGCCGGCTGCGGCGCAGGGGTCGGCGTGGCGGCCGACTCCATGCGGATCAACAGCACGCCGGCTGCCGTGAGGGCGTCCGATGCCTTCGTCAGTTCGGCCCGCACATCCGCCGGCGTGGGCACCGGGACTGGCGCCGGGGTCGGCTCTGGAGTCGGCGCAGGCGTGGGCGTCGGCTCTGGCACCGGGGCAGGCGTTGGGGTCGGCTCAGGGGTCGGCGCCGGCTGAGGCTCCGGCGTCGGGGTTGGCTGCGGCGCAGGCGCAGGCGCAGGCGCAGGCGTCGGCGTGGTCGCAACCCGCGTCAGCGCGATCTTCATCATGCGGCTGCTCTGCGTATAGTCCATCTCGGCGCCAGTGGCGGTAAACCGTCGGCCGCCCTTGTACACGTGGCCAAAGCCGGGGATGTAGCCGCCGGTGTGCATGTCCGCGCGCGGCAGGTTGGCCACCGTGCCGGTCAGGTCGTGCCACTGCGCGGCGGGCAGGTCGTACA